TCTTGATTTCTGGCTGTAAAAATTCATTTAAAAATGCTTGACGACTTTCTTTAAGTCGATCAACAAACATGTCAATTTTTGTGGCAATGTTACCATATTTATCATCGCCAAAGAAAATATTTTGCAAACCTTGTTCAATATCTTTATTTAGTGTTTCGTATTTGGCTGGTCCAAGAACTTTGTTAAGGTCTGGAATAACGAACTCAGCTTTTGTTGTATAGTCTGAGATGAGCACTCTTCCAACGGATTCGTTTCGGAAGAGGTCTTGCATTGCCTTGAGATTGTGGTGGTTGATTCCTCCTTTGTCTGGAGGTGCGCCCATTGTGATAAGAAGAATGACATTCTCAACGGTTCTTGTAATTGCTTGGTCCATTTTCTTGAGTTCAAGCTTGGCATTAATGTCTTGCAGAACAGGAAAACCGAAAGGAATAGCGAAAGGCTCATAGTCTTGTTTTTTGTAAAATGAGAAATGTAGTTTTTCAGGATTGATTTTAATTTTTAATCCATTTTTTGCAAAGCCGCCCTTGTTAATATTTTTGCGATCCTCTTCTGAAAAAGAATTTAGCAATTCCAAATCTTCTTCGCTTTGAGGATGGCGTAGTCTTTCCAAATCGTATTCTGAAAGAACTTTTTCATAACTAGTTGCGTTAAAAGTAGTAACCCGTTTAGCAACAATATCAAAGGGATTTAATAAAATATATTTAAGAGGAATTTTGTTTTCCACAACTCCACCTTCCGCAGCATACATTGTTGAAAGCTTTTTAAAATCTTCCAAGTCAAACTTGCCATCAAGTCTATAAATGAAAATATTTCCACTGCGGTAGTATTCGCGGAAAAACTGATCTTTCAAATCCCACACGCGAATCTTGCGCATCCAGCGATAAAAGAAATCTTTAGATTTTTCAGTTCCGCCTTCAAAATAAATTTCTCCGTTAGAAAACTCTGACATTAAATCAATGGCATTGCGGAAAATTGGCACATTGGCATAAGCTTTTTGGCAGAGTTCAATAGCTTCGCGAATATAAACGCCATCGTTGGAAAAACTGTATGGCAACATGCCAGCACGAATGCTGCTATAGCGATCAAAAACTGGAGCAAGAGCAGCACGATTAACTCTGGAAGAAGTTGCCTCTGTTCTGGTTAAACCTTCTCTTGAAGCTTTGGCAAATTGAATAGTTGAAGCATCTGATGTATAAAAAGGTTCGCCAGCTAAAACAGGATCAATGTTTGCATTGATTGTTGATTCAAAGTTGGGAACAGACTTTTGATCAAACTTTGACCAATATGAAGATTTTTTTGTATAGGAGCGCGGCATTAATTTATATTACACGCGATTCTTATAAATCCTACTTTAAAAGTTACTTTAAACAAAAAAGGGAGCGAATGTGGCTTCTGTGTCGTCAGCTTGGAAATTCATCATGTCAAAATAAGTCTGAACCATCCAATTTCCCAGCACAAGAGCAGAGTAGGAGTCTCGTCGAGCTTTATCTGCGCCGTTTTGTCTTTTAAGGTTTGATGGCAGATCAAAAGACTGTGTTCCTTGAGACGTTGTGGAAACTTGAATAAGAGCACATTGCGCCTTTGTTAAATCAATCATGTCTTTTTGGTGCTCAATAAAATCAATCATTTTGGCGGCTGCATTTTTTTCATCCGCATCAGCAACTCTTAAAAACTTGATTTGTTCGATGGGAATGCTTTTGCCTCTTTGACGTTGATAATCATCATTTACTGCACTACCTGCAAACCACATCTTTTTATGATCAAAAGAAGATTGCAGCGATTCATTGGCGAAACGAATCCATTGCGAAGTTGGGCGGCGAAGATGACAAATCTTTTTGGAAGATAGGTTGTATTGATTGCGAGCCTCTCGCAGGGATGCATTGTAGTTTTGAACGTCATCAAAATCAGCATCAAAACAGTCAATCTTAAGATTATTGCTCTTGAACAAATCGCTTTCGTTGCAAGCATTTAAGAATTGAACGCCGCCATTATAGTCGCCAACAATACAAACAATATTGAAGCTTGTTAAAAGATAATAAAAATAAAAAATATGATCTTTTAGTCTTGTTCCAGAGATAGCGTAGCTATGCACAACAGTTCCAATTCGTTTTTCCTTGTTTAGCTTGATAACATGCATACCAAAGTCATCAGAGCTTTCGCTTTCTGACCAAGAAGGGTCAAAAGATAAAATATATTCATCGTTTGGTTCTCCAGCAACTTCCACGCACTGACCTTGGCCATCTTCAATTGTGCAAGCTGCCATTTTACTAACTTTGAAATAACCGCTGGAATCATCAGTAAAAATTGAACCAAACTCTCGATCAAACTGAGACTGACTCAAGGTAGATTTTGCTTGTTGAATCAAAGACTGATCATACAATTGTGTTGGAGCGCAATCGTAACTCAAGTGCATAATAACTCGATGAGCCACATCGCTTTTCTCAGGATTGAGAATGAGGTGCTCGTATTGTTGATATAATTTATATAAATACTCGAATTTATAAGAAGCAGAAGAAAGACCAATAATTTTATTGTTTGGCCATTGAGTTCTCTCATCTTCTGTCATTTTGCCCGCTTCAATCATTTGAGTTTCCAAGTTATAAATTTCTTGGCGCTCTGTGGGATTTTCCACGACAGAAAGGAACGGAACAATAACTTCATTATAGATTCTTTCTGGCATGAGCAAAAACTCGTCAATAATCATGCGTTGGAAACGAAAGCCGCGCAGCTTTTCGCCATCCCCAAGAGGGAGAGCAGTGATTTTACTTCTGCCAATTTCCATGACCCACTGATCATTTGTTTTTGAAACTCTTGTTACTGCTTCTGCAAACATGGAAGCTTTAGGAGTTTTCATAATGTCTTCAATCTTGCTGAAGATCATTCGACTCTGACGAAATGATTTGGAAATAATACCAATATGCACTCCTTGATGCAGAACAGCGTCTAGAGCGGCGAACAAACCTGTTGTAAACGACTTTGATTGCCCGCGTGAGTTATGATGAACAATGCCATTTCCAATATAACATTCTTCATTATCTACAGTTATATCAATAGATTCGACTTCGCATTCATTAATAAATTTAACAGGACTAAAAACTACGCCTTCTTCTTTAATGCTATTGATAATGGCTTGGTTTTTATGAGATAGATTTTTTAATTTATCAAACTCATTTTGAGAAAATGAATTTGCCCAAGAACCTTTCTTGCCAACTACTTTTTCAAAGGGGCCGTCTGTTTTTAATAAGCTAGACAGCTCAGGAACTAATTTATTTTGATAATTTCTAGTTTTAGAGCGCTCTAAGCTTTTGGCTAAATTATTTTTTTTATGACTAACAATAAAGTCAATTTCTGTTTGAAAAGTTTTTAAACTATTAAAATCATTCGATAGAACTAGATCGTAATATTTAACTCCTTTGTTTTCTCCAGATAATCTTACACAAGATTCGACGCCGAGATTATTTAACAGCATTTTAACTTGCCGAAGTAGTTGTAAAGAAGTGTTTTTTAATCCAATTTTACTACCTCCTTCTTGATAAGAAGCGTAACCATCCGCATCAAATAATCCGCCGATCAAAGCGCAGATTTCGTTTTTAGAAGCGGTTAATAGCTGGTCGCAAATAATTTTATTAGCAGATTTTAAGGAAATATCCCAACCAATAGATTCGATCCATTTTATAAACTCGCGATTAAAAATTGCATATTCATAAAAATTAAGATTGGAGCTTCTTTGGCGAGCGTAGCTTTTTAAATTATTGTCTTGTATAAATTTTAAAATAGTTTCATGAACCTCAATATGTTCACTGCAATAATGCATTCCGTAACCATCTTTGGAAACGTATCCATCTCCTAAGACATAACCTAATAAATAAAATAAATGCGCATTATTTTTATAACCGCTGTTTTTTAAAATATCATTGTCTCCCCAAATATTTGTTGCTAATTTAACGGGTACTTGATCGCCAATTTTTAAATCTTCAATCTTTTTAAAGTCAAATTGTCCAGCGTTATATGTCAAAACCTTATGCCCCTTTTTGGCTTTAAAGGAGTCTCCAGATTTTAAAATAATTTCAAGTCCAAGCTGGTTTGGATTTTCCCATTTATCTAAAACTTTATTTAACCCTTTTCTAGATCGTACTTCGTCTCCGATATTAATGTCTTTGATTTTTTTAAATCCCTCGGAAGTTAAAACGTATTCATTTTTTTCTAAACACCAAACCCCCAAAAAGTAATCTGTGAGCATCATGGATTTGATAGCCATGTGCTGAAACGGAAACAATTTAATTCCTGTTAATAGTTCGCAAGTAAAAGAAGGATTCTCTTTTAAAAATTTATATAAAAGAATTTTTGCCTCTCTTTCTTCCAAGAAGTCTCTTGAATCAAGAATCTCTTGATTAATGTTTAAAAAGTGTTTGCGCCTTTTTTGATTTCCTTCAATCCAAGCCATTTAATATTCCTCCGTTGATATAAAATTGCAAATCCACATTCCATAACTTTTTGCCATGAACAAGAAGCAGGGGAATTAATTTTTCACTATTTTTTCTATTGCTTGTCATGACAAATTGACAGCAATCCCTGAATTCTATTTGCAAAGCTCTCATGTTGTGATATATGTATGCTAAATTTGATTTGTGAGAATTTTTGCCGTTGTTTTGCTGAATTTGTTGAAAGTCGCTTTCAACAACAACAAAGATGTAAGAGTCTTGTTCTCGCGCACGCGAGAGTTCTCTTTTGAATCTTTCTAAATTGTCTTCGCTAAGAGTGGATTTAAAATCCGACTCTGATTTTCTATCCACAAAAGTATAATTAAAATACTTTGGCTCAACACCATAATCGCCCAAATCTAACTTCATCAATTCTTGATTAGGAAAAGAAAGAGGTTGCTGCTCTCGCGTATCAATGAAAATCTTTGGGTTTGGATTAACCAAACAGTCTTTGGGAAATTTGCCGCTAAACATTAGTTTTGAACCGCAGCTTTCTGCTATTGCAGAGTAACTACCAAAAAACTTTTTAAAAACTGAGATTTTTGGCAAACCATAACTGTTCAGCATAACTTCACACGGAGCAAAACCTTCTTTTGTTTTGGAGCAAAGCATGTCTAATAGAATCATGCAAACACCCAAGTCTTTTGGATATTGCTTGTCAAAAAACTTGTCCTGATTCTCACTATTGAGAAAGTAAGTTTGAAAATACTGCTCTTTGTTTTTGAAAGGCAGCAATTCTCCAGTGAGTAAATCTTTGCGCCTAAAATGCTTTACATAATAATCATGCAAGAACATGTCATGCTTTTTAATATGAGCATGAAGACTGCGTTCACTATCGAACTCTTGTTGACACTCTAAACAATTAAATAACATCTTCTTTATTAATTCCCAAGACACGACATTTCCACTCTCCCATGCTTTCTAAGCGGTTGGCCTCTTCGCTAACCATCTTTTTTTGCATCTCTGCAATTTTCACCATGTTCTTGCGTTCTTCTTCGTCTTGGAAAAGCTGAACCAAGGAAATAATTGATGCGTTTTCCTTGTATTTGTTTTTCATTCTTTCGGCGCGATCACCTTGCAGCTTTTTTGTCAAGTTCTCAATGCGTCCTTCGCATTGATGATATTCGCTAGACTTAGCTTTGATAATTTCAGCCAATCTAACAGTCATGTCTTCTTGATCATTAATCTCATCAAACTGTTCATTTAATTTATTTAAATGTTTGCCAATAACTTCCAAGTTGATGATTTCTTTACAAACGTTCATGTAAAGATTTAATTCATCAGAAGAGAGGTCTGGCTTGTCCCATGTTAAACGAATAAACTCTTCTTCAAAAAGAACGCGGTCTTTTTGTGACAAATAGTTATTCATGATGGTCACAAATCTTGAATTTGACAAATTGACAGAAAGTTTATCAATGCAAATTTTATATTGCCGCGAAAGCTTGTTTTCGTCCAGTGTTAAACCTGTTGCATCATTAACTTTTTTTAATACGCGGCTAAAAGCTTTTGGCGGAATGTATTCAGTCAAAAGCGCAGACTCAGAATTTCCAACCAAGTCTGGATTCACAGACCTGACATAATCCAAAACTGCTCTTTGTTCCATGCCGAGCTTTTTCACCTCTCGGTCTTGGAAAATTAATTCTGCAATGCGAAACGTTGATGTTCCAGCTTGAGTCTGCAAAAGAGCAAACTCTTTTTGAGCATCAGTCAACTCAATGCTCTCATTTTTTTCTTTTTTAGTTGTTGTAAAAGAGTAATTGTTATCAATTAAAAATTGTCTGACTAAACGGCCTTCTTTTTTACGACCATCAAGAGACTGATCATTAAAACAACGCTTCGTCAACTCATTTAAATCAGTAATATTTAAATAGTTTTGACGGATAAAATCTTTTTGTTCTTCCGTTAAAGAGTTCATAGAATATCTTTATTTTTTAGAATCTCAATTGCTTTGTCTCTAAAAAGCTTTTTAAGATTTTTAATTTGTTTATAGCCAATTTTGCGATTCTTCTCGCTGCTACGATAACCTAAAAATTTCGCCACTTCTTCGTCAGATTTCTTTTCAAAGAAAAGCATTTCGTAAGCGCGAAAATAATTCTCGGACAAAACTTTTTTCATTTCAACATTTAACAAAGAAATAGATTGAGAAAAATCCACTTGGTCCCAAGAAATTTCTTCAACTTCTCTTGAGTGGTTTTCCAACTCTAAAGGAAGCTTGATATTGTAACCATGACGCTTGCTCTTCTCCCAAATTGCATATTTCTCGCAAGAAGAGTCTTGAGTTCCACTAATATTCAACCCACAAAAATCATCGCCCAAATTATGAGGACAATTCATGCAGGGTTTTACATAGTTTGTGTAATTGTTGCGAATCAGATTCCTGATCTGATTAGTGATGATTCTGGAGAGCCAAGGTTCTAAAGCTTTAGCTTGATCCCACATGTGCCATTTTTTAAACACATGCAATTTAATGATTTGTTCAACGTCTTCAAAAGACATCCATTTTAATACATTAAGCTGCCACTTATTTCGGCGCTTTCGTATTTCAGTTTCAATAATTGGTAGTTTTTCCTCGAAAAGAATTTTTTTACGTCTTGGCATGTTTGTCTTTAAGTTCAGATAAAGACATTGGACTGTTCTTTCGAGAAAAACTTTTTGGTTGACCAAAAAGCTCGCCTAGTTGATAACTTCTGTTTCCAGAATCGTTTTCAATTTCATAAGCCAAGGATGAGATGGAGGGAAGTTCATCAGAATTAGAAAACTCTTCAGATTCTTCGTCGTCCTCAAAATCATCTCTTGTTTTATTTGGCGCAGAAATCTTTTTCGCAATAGAGCCGTTTAATGATGTACCGCATTTTCCGCAAAAATTTGGCGGTGAGACTGTGTAAGTCATTTTATTACCGCATTGAGTACAGAATGAAAAGGCCATGTTATTTAGTAGATTTAAGTTCTTTTTTAATTTCGTCAGTGTCTCGCTTTATATATTCAAGCTTGGTATTGATCAATTCAACTACTGATTGCATTTTTTGGTCAAGCATTTTATTTTTAGACTCAACTTCAAACACTCTATCATCTAGAACTTTTAAATCCACTGTTGACGCATAATTACTATTTAGCCACAAAACTAAGACTCCCACAACAACCAATACAGTGCTCTTGATGGCTTCAAACCAATCAAGACTAATTTTGTTAAGTGGGGCTTTTTCTGGCATAATTTAAATTACACTTTTTTATCCATGTTTTCGATTTTTTCAATGATGAATTTGAGAATTTCGCTGCGGAAAATGTCGCTTTTGTCAAACTTAAAAACATGAATACCATTGGCCCGACTTTCTTCGTTATCGAAGCATTCAATGAATTGCGCAAACCCGCTATTGCGAATATCACTTTGCATAAGATCACCAGAGAAGAAAATCTTGGCATTCTCGCCAACGCGAGTTACAAGCGTTACAAGTTCTTTTTTAGAAAAGTTTTGGCACTCGTCGCAAACAACAATTTTATTTTGCCAGCTTGAGCCGCGCACAAAGTTTACTGGAAGAGCGTTAATCACGCCATCTTTGCGCAGAGAAACCATTGTTGGTGCAGTAATGATTTCATCCATCTTGTCCTCTAAAGGAAGCAAGAAAGGCAAGAACTTCTCATCCACAGTGCCTGGCAAACTGCCCAAGCCTTTATCGCCGCTCTCTGCAATGCTTCGAATGTATGTTAAATCGTAATCTTTGTTTGTTGCTAAAATGTTCAGCGCAGAATACACGCTCATGTAAGTTTTCGCGCTTCCTGCTGGCCCCGCAATGAATACTATTTTTGTTTCGGGGTTTAAACAAATATCTAGCAATTGTTTCTGTTTTTCGGAAAATTTAAATTTGCGCTGTTTGAACTCAATTTTTCGTTCCATCGAACCAATCTCAATGGAACC